TTGATCTATCCGTTGAATATGATAAAATAAGATCTTCTCTCCGGGATGCTATCGGCGAAATGAAACAAGCTGTCATTGATCGATACGCTGAATTTAAAATTGGGGATAGAGTCGTTATTACTTTTCCAGACGAAAGTGAACAGAAAAGTGCAGTATGCTTTATTTCTCACGTTATTGTCTGTATTCCGGCGAGAGAAACTAAAGTTGACAAAGTTATAGATATGGAGTCTGAACCATTTATCGAATACAAACTTAATAAATGCAAAAAAGACGGAACGGAATCAAAGATGTCTGATTGGAGAAGTGAGTACGGACGCAAATCCATCCGCCTGTACTATCCCGAGAAAGACGCTCACCTCTTAAATCAAAAGTAAAAAAGGAGATTCTATATGCTTAATAAAGCGATTAAAATGTTGAGACTATATCATGGATATTCATCCGGGCAAATGGCGGTAAAGCTTGAAGTGTTCGCGAGTGCATATTCAACGATGGAAAAAGGTAACAGAGAAATCCCCGTAGATATCATTGAAAAGTGTGCAAAGATATTTGGAATGAAAGCGTCTGAGATTATGCTTTTTTCCGAGAAACTGAAAACAAAAAAGGGACTCAGTGAAGAGATTCTGAAGCAAATCAAGAGAACGATTCAGGAGTATTAATTACGCATTGAGGAGTAGCTTAATGGTGAAGCATCGGCTTTTGAAGCCGAGGATTGCAGGTTCGAGTCCTGCCTCTTCAGAATGAATCAGTGGCGGAAAGATATACGCGGCAACGTGTGAGATAAAAGGGATTACCCGATAAAATCAATGCAGTGCCTATGCAATCCATAGCGGAACATGTGCAGGTTCAAATCCTGTCTGATTCAATTGAAAAAAATTTTTAATATTCAGAAATGGAGGGTCAACAATGACAAAACATTCATGTGATAGATGCGGAAGAGAGGTATCTGAATACAATGGCCTTTATTATTTAAAGGTATATCAAATTGCGACGAAGGAAGATATTGCATATAACAAGACCCAATTGTGCCGCTCATGCGTAAATCAAATATTAGTTATCTCCGACACTCCAAGGGAAGAAGGGTAAATCAATGGAAAAAACAATTACGATGCCATACACCGAATACAAAGCAATCATGGAGCAAAACAAACTACTTGATAAAAACCAAGGCAAAATAGCGGTAATTATTTGGGCTTTTGGCGATCCAGGGTCACGCAAAAGAATATATCTTCAAAAAGATGAATCGACATTGAGTGACGATATAAAAGAATTGTTTGCCAAGATATTCGGTAGTTATGAAGACCGTGCCGAAGAAATTTCCCGGTTAAAAAAGGAAAATAATTTCCTTAAAAAAAGATCGTTATTGAAAAGGATTTTCAATGTTCGATATAAGGAAAAGCAATGACCAAAAACAAACAATTTGTTTTGGGGATGCTGAGTGGATGTGGGTTCCTTGCCGCTGGGCAATGTTTGGCTTCAGGATTTATTTTAGTGGGTATAATCTTATTGGTTGTGTCTTTTGTTCCCATTATCCTCAATGATCGAATTGAAAATAAAAGAGGTGATCGATGACCAGAAAAAGCGTGAACATTCATCTCGAAGGCGGGAACAAGGATATCCGGATTACCTTGTACTTTGATCTGGATACGACTTTGGCTTGTATCTTTGACGATATTGGAGAGCAAATGAAACATCATTACGCTTCCGGAGTAGTCCTTAAATCAATTTATTTCTCAGAGGAAGAGGTGAAATAATGCAATTATCAGAGATTATCAAAAAAGCTCACGCGAACGCATGTGAAAAGGGATTCTACGACTGCCCGGAGTGCGGAGGAACGGGAGAAATAACAGTAAAAGAAGAGGATTACGATACATGTCCGTCATGTGGTGCAAAAGGCAGAGGTAAAGATCAGAACAAAAATATCGGCGAGATGACCATGCTTTGCGTAACCGAGCTCGGGGAAGCGGTAAATGCTCACCGTAGTGAGAAATTCGCAAATATCGAATCCTTGAACTATTTGATTCATTCCGGCGTATTGTCTTTTGAGAAAGCCTTTGAGACAGAGGTCAAAGACTTCTTTGAAGACGAAATTGCGGATACAATCATCCGCCTTGCGGATATGTGCGGATATCTTGGCATTGAGATCTCGGATGAAGCGGTGAGGAATGATCGGTACGGGTACGATTTATCCACAAACACCGCAGAAGCATTACTGCAATTGTGCGGGAAGCTATATGAGATGTATGTGGGCGCAGAGTTTTACGATATTTATAATCCTCATCTCCGGATCGAAATACTGTCTAAAATATTCTGGTATCTGTACGCATTCTGTGATCACCGCATGATTGATATCGACACGCACATTGAATTGAAAATGAAGTACAACGCTTCTCGCGAATATAAACATGGAAAAAGGTATTAACATGGTAAACGTAATTGAAGATGTTTCTGATTCGGGTACGTCATGGGGAATTTCTTTCACTGGATCTAACCCTGACGCAAAAGATTTTTTTCCGATGGTTGACAAGGAAACGGCATTTAGGATGGAAAAGTATCTTAATGAATTGTGTCTTATTAGGGTGGTAAATGCTGGTCAATGAAATACTTATCAGCATGCAGCGGGATTGAAGCCGCGACTGTCGCATGGCATAGTCTCGGGGCGAGGTTTTAAAATGGTAGTCTTGTCATTGTTCGACGGTATGTCTTGCGGTCAAATTGCGTTTGAACGTGCGGGGATTACTGTTGATAAATATTATGCAAGCGAAATTGATGAATATGCAATCACAGTCACGCAAGCAAATTATCCGAACACAATACAACTAGGATCGATTACGGATTGGCAATCATGGAACATTGAAAAGCCAGATATGATTACGGCTGGGTTTCCTTGTCAGCCCTACTCAATGGCTGGGAAAAGAAAAGGTCTTTCGGATAAACGTGGCGGTAATATAGTAGAGTGCATGTTTGGAGTTATAGAAAAATATCAACCAGAAGACATTTTTTTGGAAAACGTTAAGGGCTTATTATCAATAGATAATGGAAATACTTTTAAAAATATATTAAAAACACTTAATAATATCGGATATGCTGTTGATTGGATGATTATAAATAGTGCGACTGTTTCCGCTCAAAACAGGGAAAGAGTTTATATTATAGGAAAAAGACTTGACAAATGTAATGGTCAAGAATATTCAGTTTATATTGATAAAGATAATAAAAGAAATTTTCAACCGTCTTTATTTTTAACGGAGTAATAAATGCCACATGATAAAAAAGTCGAAACTGAAATAATAATTGAATTGTACGCGCAAGGTTATTCTTGCGAAAAAATAGCGGCGATGCACTCAATGACAAGACAAGCAGTATGGGAAAGGTTAAAAAGAAACAATATTAAATTAAGAAGCAAAATACTGATGCCTTTTATTGTTTATGATGGAATAAAATTTACACCATCTGAATATGGATATTACAGAGCAACTTCAAGAAAAAAGCATATTTCACTTCATAGATATAAATATATGGGAACTACATACATAACTCCC